ATAACGCCAGAGAACCAGCGATCTCTGAAGAGAGGGTGTCAGTAGCTCCTAGCGTGAAGGTAGCAATGTTGACCCCGGCCTCGGAATAGATCCCAGAAGCGTTACCCGGATTGGATCCATTGGATTTATTTACCGAGAAAAGTTGATCTTTGTAAAGATAAGCGATCTGAACAGAGTCGCCATTCTGGTTGACTGAAGAAATAATCGGACCGGGGCTGACTTGGAGACCACCATTCGAATAAGCCAATCGGCCTACGATGGTTCCAGAAATGTTGATCAGAAAATAGGTGGGCTGATAGCTGCTGATATAAGCGGCTAGAAAATAAATATTGCTATCAATGGGGTTTATGAACGATTTGCTCGCTACTTGTATGCCATACTTTATGACCCGAGGAACTGATACGGATCCGCCTTGAGTACAGGTAGCAAACGCAGAAAAGTTAAGATTAACAGCCGACGGATCTGTATAACTATAAACTACGGCGACCTCTCCTCCTGCTGCAGAACTCGTCACCGTATAAACTGGCTGAGTGAGCCCATCTACTTCAATAATCTCGGTTTGCGCTAAAATCACCGAGAAACTCAGTGAATAGGCTACCGAGTAGATAAAGTTTTTGTTCGACGAAGAGACAAACGAGGCGAAGGATAACCATAGGACCGGGCTTCCGCCTGAGCCATCAACCGTCAGACTAAACTGGGTCGCCTGGCTTGTGTTTACTACAGTCCTTGTTCCAAGGACCAAAGAAGAGCTTAGGGTGTTGAGGCTGTATGATGCGTTGCCATTGTCCGATGAGTTCCAAACGATATAGAGAACATTGGCATACTCAATCGCATCGAATGGATTGGCCGTGTTATTCGTCGCCATGGATCCAATCGATGTCTGGCTACCGGGAGCCAACGGATTAGATATCGGGATGGCAATATATTCTAACGTGGTACCGCTAGTATAAATAATGATGAAATATGTCCCGAGAAGATAAACCCGGGGCTGTGAGTTTACTGAAGAATTCAGAACAGTGATGGGAACGATTGTCGACCCAGTTACAGAATCAATGATCTTGTAAATTCCACCTGCCTGTGAGTCGGTAGCAACGACACAAGCCAGGCCGTTCGATGCAACAGCCACATCAGCGCTCGATTGATTAGCGCTATTTCTAATCGCAGGGAGAACAGATAGGTCCACCGGCTGGAATGGGCTTCTTGCGATGACCGACCCGGTATCGGGAGAATAAACCGAGATTTCGCCGCCGATGCCCACCAAGGACCCAGATAGTGTTGCCAGACTAGACGGGTTAGATCCGAATATTCCGAGAGTATCAAATCCGTTTCTTTTCTTGAATAGCCCTCCAGTTGTCCTGACCGCGTTATTGAACCCGATGAAGTTATTGGGTGCGACCTGATGGATATCAGTCTTTAGATCCAGATCACCCGAGAAGTTAATCGGTAGATTCTGTTGCTGGATCATAAAGTAAAGTAAGTCCCATTGATTGCAATGAGCGCCCCATTAAACCCGGGGTATCCGTTGTTATAGGTGAATATTGCCATTGGCCCAAGGCCATCCACCCGCGTATCTACGTGAGACTGAAGCATTGTTCCGCTTGTATCTTCTCGTCCATAACCCAAAACTAGACCATTAGCCGGTACTGGGAGAGTAGATCCAATGTATTGAGACCCTGTACCATTCGATATGATCTTAATTAACATCGAGAATAGAACTGTTTTACCGATCTGCGTATAATTGGCAGTCACCGAATAGGCACCAAGAACACCCGTACCCGCATTAATAACTGGAGTGTATGAAACAGGAATACCCGCACCTATTAAAGAATTAGCTTGAGAGATAACCGGGTCGAGAATGCCCTTCCACCGAGTCAGAATTGGATCCGGTGCCTGTGGAAGCTGCGCCATCAGTACCCCAGGCCGCCGCCCCAGCCATTGCCGAAGCCATTGCCAAACATGCCGCCACCAAAATTTGGATCCCCGAGCATGCTGCGTGAATTGGTCGCGGTATTGGGCTGCCCCACATCCCGGTTGGCTGCCTCAGTCTCGATTCGGATCTCAAGCGCCTGCTTCCTCATCGTGAGTTCTTGCGCCTGATCGAAGAGCTGCTGCTTAGCCAGGGCCTTGGACGCCGCATCGACCACAACGTATTCATGCCACCCTGAATAGCTGAATGGGAGCATATCGGTGTCTAGAAGAAGCTGGGGCGAAAGTGGGACATACCAGAGTCGGAGATACTGACCGCTATTGATGGGCAGAATCTCTAGGTTGGTCCCCATCTCTCGGTACTGGAATTGGCAGTATTGGCCAGAGACGTTGTTAGAGGCCGCGCCCAAGAATAAGTTGTATTTATTTCGGTCCGCAATGTTGAACCGGGACATCGAGACCCACCCGGTCGCATTGCTCAGGTTGGCTCCATAGGAATTGAGATCGACTCCATAGACCTTGAAGCACGCGGGAGCCGGGGTGCCGCTGGGATTGGGGATCCCGTTGATGTTCAGAAAATTTGTCCCATTGGGGAGTGGGTAGAATTGCTGCCCAGAGGTTGAGAAGACCTGGAGGGGAGCCAAGAAATAGTCTTCCCCAAATTTCTGAACCAAAAGGCCATAGAGTTCCTGAGAACTCTGATTGATCAGGATGTCCCATTCGTCTTGGGTGACAAAGTTGGAGTTCAACATGTCGGCCCGGAGCTTTGCCTGATATCGGAGATACCCTAGGTTAATCTGACCGGGAGCGCAGGGAGTAATCGAGTTCGGCGAAGAAGCCGTATAAGCCGAAGTCCCCGAGCCATTGACCGAAGCGACGGAATAGTAATAGTTCGTTCCGATGGTGACAGAAGAGTCTTGATAATAGGCAACAGTCGGCGTTCCGACTACCGTGAAGTTGACTCCGTCGATAGACCGCTGAACGGAATAGGATAACGCTCCAGAAACGATGCCCCAGCTGAGGAGATTGACCCCATTCCCCGTTTGAAGAACGACCTGGCTAGGAGCTGCTGCGATTGCCATCTATCCTCGCTCAAATGGGCCCGAGGTTACCCCCGAGCCCATTGCATAATGACAGACCTTAATGATCAATCAGTCCCGTTCGTGCCGTAGTTGCTCGGGCTATTCCGGAAGTCGACATAGAAGCTCATCCCGCAAACCGAGTTCGTAGCGGGTGCAGTCGGGATCATCGTGGTCACACTCGAACTCGTCGGAGCCAAGAACTGAACAACGATAAACCCGCCTACGTGGGCGCTCCCACCCTGGGGCTGGGGCGATAGCATCAGATTGGGGTTACCGATGACTTCGATGCTGCCGATACCGGATACACCCGAAAGGTGAACCTGGCCCGTGCTGGCACCTGCGCCCGTATGGGTAGCGAAGAAGCTTTGACCGACCGAAGGAATGAGGCCAGGCATGAGGCCTACACCCTGCCAATCGCCCAAGTTCGTATCACTCACCGTGAGAGCGAAAGCGAAGCCAGTCGCATAGTCCGAGACGGCCGCACTGAAGGAGATCGCGGTCGTGCTGCCCGGACCGCTCACATAGGTCAAGGTCCCCCCGATCGGGGCACCTACACCGCTGGTTTTAAGAAGCGTTCCAGAAGCAAGAGTCGAGGTTACGGTGTAGAGGTGGCCTGATCCATCGGTCCAAACCGAGTTAGCCGTCGCCGAAGCGGAGGTCACCGTGAAGTAGATCGGAACCGGAGGACCCTGCGAGGGAACCACGGTTGATCCATCCTGGGGGATACCCGCCAGAGGAGCCGCAGCGGTAGAAACCACAGTCACCGTGGTCGTGCCGGTCGCGGTGAACGAGAACACACCCTGGACGCCCGAAGGGAGGTTCTCAATGGTGAGAACGAGAGCCGCACCGATCGTGGACGCCGTGGCGCCCGAAAGGATGCTCTGCTGAACATAATGAAGGCCAGGCGATCCATCCGGAGCGGCGTTGCCCAAGAGCGGCCGAGAGCCCACCCCCGAGACCGAGAACCAAATGACGAAGATATTCCCGTAGGAATCGTAAAGAGTGAAATAGGTCCCGGCGAGAGACCCGGAAACATCGGCGACAGGTGCAATCGTTGCCGTCCCGCTCGGTCCAGCGCCCACCGAAGTGATCACATAAGGGCTACCCACAGTCAGGGCCGCATCGGTCGCATCGATGTTGATGGCCGAGCCAGTGACCTGAGACGAGAAGCCAGAGAACCCACCGAGATACCGGTTATAGTTCCCATCGAGCTGGATCAGGGCATAGCCTGCGGCCGGATTCGGGTTCAAAAAGCCCCGATGAGCAGCCGGAGTGGAAGTCGTGTGCATGAAGACGTTCTTCACGCCCTGGCCCTTGAGAGACCGGATCCCGAGACCGTTTCCGTTAGCCGGATCCACTACGAAGTTACAGTCGATGAGGACCGGTTGAGCCCCAAAGGAATAGAGCCGACCACCATTGTTGCCTACAGCATTTGCCATGAAAGACCCCTACGCGCGCTGAGAGATGAACCGCCCGAGTGTCAGCGCAGCTAGTCGGGAAGGCGTAGAAGTCTTCTACAATTATGGCTATGCGTTGCAGAAAAGCGGGTATACTTTGGGGCTATGAACCGAATGACTAGCCTGATGCTCCAGTTTAAGTTCGACCCCAACGCCAATAAGAAGCAGGTCGCTGAACACGCGTTCACTTCCGGATTCTTGGCCGCAAGGAAGCTTTGCGCGGTCATGGCTAGGATCGCTCAGCTCGAAAGCAAGGATGCTCAAGTCGAGGTGCTCAAGGTCGGGAGCGAGGAAGTGAAGAACCCTCTTTCGGTTGTCCCTTCGGAACTTTCCGATGTGATTCTGGATACATCAAGCTGAAAAGCGAAGGCCCCAGGATTTCAACCCTGAGGCCCACGCACTAGCTTCCTTGCTAGGATCCGGCTACTGGCCGTCAGCTTTTACTGGGGCAATGCCACGACGGCGTTCGCGCCCGGAGCATTACAGGTCAGATTGAGATAACCGCCTACGCGGATCTCAACAGCGTCCTGCCCAGGGATCGGGAAGCCGAGCATATCGTAGAAGCCCGGGAAGGTGAGGAACTGGGGGATCTTCCCAAGCGACCGGAGCTTCCAGGTCTTCATCGTCAAGATGTAGGCCGTCTGCGCCGGGCAGTTGCGATCCTGAATGATCGAGATCTCGCCGTTAGCCGTCGGGAGTACCAACGCCTTGAAGCTGATCTCAACCTCTTCATTCACCTTCGCCCGAATCATCTGATACTGGCCCTGACCGGTCAGGTTCTTCACCAAGGTCTGGTAAGAGACCGGGTTGATGAAGATGACGTCCGGATCGCCGGCTTCAGACGACTGAGCGGCGAGCTGGTTGGTCGCATCGATCAGGCAATCCTGAATCGACTCGGAACTTCCCGAGAACCGAAGACCCGCGAGCTTGGTCGGAGAAACCGAGCGGTTGACCGTGAAGAAGCTGTCGCTCCCACTCGGAGCCGTGCTCGGGATCCAGGCACCCAGGCCTGCGATGCAGAGCATGTTAGCCGAGTTCAGGCCATTGGTGCTGAAGAGCGTATCGCCCGCACGACCCAAGAAGGGGAATGAGGTCGACCAGCCCGAAGGATTCCCAGCCGCACCCTGGAGGGTCGGAGAGACCGTCACGGTGCCGGCACCGGTATCCACGCCGATCACATAGCCGATCGCACCACCGGTCGACTGGGTCGCAGTCTGCCCGGCGATCGAGAAGCTATTGAGCGCCATGTTGACCGAGAACTGATAGACCTGGCCGAGGTTGTCGAGGGTGATGACACCGCCCGAGATCGAACCCGAACCCCCGTTCGCACCATACGAACCCCGGACACCTGAGCCGTCCGAGAACATCTGGTAAGCGATATCGTTCGCCGCTCCCATATAGAGCGACTTCACGTTCATCTTAGCAGCCGGCATGAAGGCGCCGATGTTCTGAGCCGATGCACGCAAGAACTGGTTCTGAATCGATCCGACTCGGTACACGTTGACCGTGGTGAGGAGGAACGAAGCAGTCGCAGGCGCGGTCTGATAGGTCTGAGCCGTACCGAGGTTAGCCGAACCACCCCCGCCCACGTCATAGAGGACGGGGATCGGGAAGTTCAAGCCACCGAGACCCATTTCAGTCTCGTCTTTGTCGACCATGCTCAAAAATCTATTTTTATTGAAGACCAGGTCTTTCATGACCCAGGCGTCATCCGAATAGAGCTGCTTTAGGACTTGGAGGTTGTCTTGACTATTGGAATAGGCAAGAGCCGGATTTGCGGGAGTTCCCATTTTTTACCTTCCTTGTGAACGGGCCAGACGCTCTTCCTGAACGCGCCTAGTCGCTTCCGCCCATTGCTCCGACTCAGAGAGGAGGTGCATGGGCTTTCTCGACGGAGCCTTTGAGGTCACCGTCATGTTTTGCGTTATAGTATTCGTCGAAGTCTTCGGAGCGCCTAACGCCTTGGGCGCTTCCCCCTTCGCTTTAAGCTTAGAAACGGTTGAGAACTTCTCGGCTCGCTTAAACAGTTCGTCCTCGATCTGTTGGGCTGCTTCTTCTACGGAGAGTTCAACACCGTCTTCGTCAAAAGAATCATTCACGTGCTGGAGAACAGCACCCTCAGCCCCCAGCTCCTTAATGGTCGAGAACAGAGGGTTCTCACTGACCACCTTGGCAATCTCTGCCTTCCAGAGAGCTTGGTTCTGCTGATAATCTTTGACCGTCTGTTCTTCTTGCGCCTTCTGTAGGATCGAAAGCTTTTCTTCTACCTGGCGGTAGCGCTGCTCTTCCGGATTCGTGTCGTTCTGCTTCTTGAGGAGATACTGAGTATACTCTTCGTAAGTCAGACCGAGTTCATCCGCTGCCGAGTAGTCCTTCGCTGCGATCTTGCCTTTCAGCTGAGAGTATTTCTCAGCATCAGCCAGTCTCGCCTCAAGGGCCCGCTCTCTCTGCACTAACGCCTGCTCGCGCCGCCTCTGGACCTGCTCTTTCCGAGCTAAGGCCGTGAGCCGGGGCGAAAGCCTGACCGATTCTTCCTGAACGGGGGGTTCTGCGACCGTTTCAGTAGTGTTTTCTTGTTGCACATCCTGTGGCGCCGGGCGCTTGATGGGCGAACCCGTGATGTCGGTCTGCCCTTTCGGGTCGTACCCGATGAATTCTTTCGTCGGTAGATCGAATTCTTTAGGCCCGGTAGGATTCGCTATCGCTGCAACTTCAATCGCTTCTGTCGTGAAACCCATAATCTATCTCCATGATTCTTCGGTTGTTTCTTCATACTTGCACCCCTGAAGTTGGCGCCATCGATGGTGCCGGAGGAGCGACTGGAACAGGACCAGCTTGTGGTTGTGCGGGACCTGCAGGCAGGGGAGGAGCGGGCGGCATCGCCTTTTGCTTCTCGTTCTGAATGGCGGTGAAATATTCGTGAAGGAGATTCATTTTCTCCTCCTCCAAATCGGTCACTGCATATTTATTGATGGTCTGAATCGTGAGCGTAGTCGCGAGATCGCTCGGGTCTAAGATGAACGCATCGGGTGGGCTATAGCCACGCTCTCCGTCCTCGATGATGGCATCCAGGTCATGGAGCACTCGTTCCCTGAGCGCAAAAGCGAGAGAGTCGGACTGTTTTAGGTCCGGATTGGCTGATAGGAATCGATATTCTTCCTTATCAATCTCGCCTGCCGCCAGCATCTCAGAGAGCTTGGCCTGGCGACCGGCTGGGTCTTTAGGCAACGAGCTTTCGGTCGCGAGCTGGATGACATGGGTATCTTTGATCGTCTTATCGGCAAGCGGGAGATCAACTTCTCTCGTCCCATCCTTGCCGGGATAGACGGTCCTGTATTTCCCCGTCTCCTTGGCGATATCGGCCGCCATGTCGATATGGATATAGGCCAGATCGATGTACATCTTCTGATACCGACGCTGAAGAGCCGCGAAACGATCGCTCTCCACGTTCTGCATCGTCCGAAGGGCTTCCCCAGAGGTGATCCCCGCGTTCTTCTGAGAGGCGGCGCTTAACTGGGAAACTCCCGCCATGGCATAGGCGTTTTCGATCAGCCATTTGATGTATTCATAGATCTCTTGATTATTGCAGGTCGCGTTAACGAATTGCGGAGCTTCCGCCATCGTCTTGACCTTGATAATCGATGAGATGTTGTTATTGAAAGCGGTTTCGAGAACCTTCGAGAGTTCGGAGATGATGATCTTCGGAACCCCGGTCATCTCGATGGACTGAGATGCGATGATCAGCATCTTGTAGATTTCCATCTGAGTCGGAAATAGGATCTCGGCCAAACCCTGGGAGAACCAGCCTACGGTATTCTGGTTGTAGTCGAGCTTTGCGAAGGGGAAGTAGGGTTTATCCCATACCTCATCGAGCAGTACCCCTTCGCTACAGACAATGACATGCCTGCCGTCCTTGGCGTCCTTACCGCTCGGACGATGCCAGCCTTCACTGATAATGATCTGATCTGAAATGGTATCGGTCGACTGAGGCGAGCTGTCTACTGTACCTTCCTGGGCTGCATAAATCTTCCGAGCTTCCTTCGGCATGGCATCGGCCAGCACTCCCCGATCGCAGAGCTTCGTATGGATGAGGGCGCGCGGAGACCGATAGTATGCATCATTGAAATCAACCAGGAGTTCAGTTTCAAGGGTCCTCTCTTGTTCAACCTTGTCATCTTTCTTGATGAGCTTAATGAATCCATTGCCGAGCTGAGCACAGTCCCGGAATGCTTCGGGTCCCAGCTCATAGGAGTTACATCGGTGAAACTCGCCCTGGATAAAGTCGTTTAATTCGTCGGCGGTGCGCTGTTCTTTATAGTGGGCTGCGTTAGTCAGAAAAACGGGTCGGGGCTTATCCTGAGTAATCTTGCTTGTGAGGGTGTCAATACAAGAATAGACCACGTTCGCGGTCGGTCGCCCCATGGGCATCTGCTGAGAATTGTCCAAAGTAGATGTCGAGGCCAAATAATTATACAGAGGCTTCCCAGAGAAAAGCCGACTGTAAAGACTCGCTTGCCGAATGCGTGCTGAATGGAACTTCTTGAGAAATGCAGTGGTAGAAAGGAGCTGCGCAACCAGTTCTTTATCATCTTTCGCTAGCCACCATTGATAGTAGTTCGACTCCTTCGGGAGCGTCTTCTTGTCCCGTGGGTCGATGACCTTCTCTTTGGCTTCTTTAGCAACGATGATGGGGCTGGTTGAGAAGGCCATTAGTCACCGGCACCCGCAGGGAAGATCTTATCGACCAGAGCCTCGGGGGGGAGAGAGAGCGTGTTGATCAGGTTCTTCAGCCGCTCTGTCGCTTCGTGGTTCTCGACAGGCGAAGGCTCAACCGGAGCGGGGTTCACGACCTGCTCGATCTTTTGGATGAGCTTGCTCGGTCCGATCGCGATCTCAAAGTCCTGAGACTTGAAATGGGTCGCACCACAAGCCTGGAGGGCCTGCAGGATTTGCAAAGTCTCTTGCACGTTCATCTCAGAGCGACTCGAAGTATTTCGACATCCGAGCGACGGCCTTCTTCAGAAAGGCTACGTCCTGAGAGGGTTCGTTCTCGCCCATCTCGGCATCGGAAGCCGGCTCATGGTCGGGGTCACCCAAGGCTTCGTTGACCTCAGTGTTCTGTTTCTCATCCCAAGCGACGTTCGGATCCACCGCGTCTTGGCCGGCATAGTCCATGTCGGGCTTGAGGCTGTCTTTCTTCCGCTTCCTGATCGCAGCGCTGAGCGCTTTTCCGTCCATCATCGATTACTCCTTGTCCATGCAGCTCATGACAATCGCTTCGAGCGACTCCATGATCCGCTTCTTGTCTTTTGATTCGAGAGCCGACATGAGTTCCTCGCCCATGGCGCCATGGAGGTCGGCATCCATGTCTTCGTGGCCTTCGTGTTCGCCCTCGACTTCGCCGCCGATAGCGAAATGCCCCTGGGGCTTGGGCATCGTCCGCGCTTCTGCATGCGTTCGGTTCAGGCTCTTCTTGGCCGCACCATAGGAATCCGCCTTATCGAACTCGTCGGAGGTCCCGGCAGCCGCTCGGACATGGCGACCCATGGCGCTGACTCCCGGCTCATGGCTCC